TACACCACTTTTAGTTATACTCTTTTAAACCAGTGGAGTTAGCATGGCTTATATCAATGGAGTGTTCCCAGATTACAATGGTCTACCTCGGATCATACCTCGTAACGAGGCATTTACTCTGCAGCTCAATGTATTTTTAGATGATGGCTCCACTAAAGATACCCTGAGTGCAGCTACCCTCACCTTAAAAAACGGTACTGAGGTAGTAGTAGATGCTCAGAGTGCTACTGTAGGTGGCTCAGTATCTGCCAGCTATGCACTCTCTGCAGCCTCTACAGAGGATCTAAACCTGAGTGATATGATGTTAGAGCTGTGGACTATCACCACCTCTACAGGTGTCACCACTACTATCAGGAGATCTGGTATGCTAGTGAGGCATCAGCTCTATCCACTGGTAAAGGATAGTGATCTAATCATGAGGCATAACCAGCTAGATGATATCAGGCCTACCAGTATCAGTAACTGGCTAGACTATATTAAAACTGCCTGGGAAGTGCTAAACAGAGACCTAATCAAAAGAGGTAAAAGACCAGCTCTGATACTGGATAGCTATGCTCTTTTTGATATGCACCTATTTAAAGCACTAGAGTTAATCTTTAGAGATATGACCACTTTTGTAGGTGACGGCAGGTATCATGATCTATGGGAAACCTACAGAGATGCTTATACTGCAGAATGGGATACTGTGAGTTTCCACTATGACTCAGATCAGGATGGTACCATAGATGCAGATGATAAAAACTCTGCTGTACCCTCACTATGGCTAGGTGTACCACCTGGATGGCCTCTATCAGGGTTACCCTAAATGGCTCAGGCTACTTTAAAATCAGTCTACCAGACTGCTAAAACTATACTGGAGGCCTCTGGTTTTATCTTTAGTAATACACCTTTTACTATAGATGAGACTAATTTACCTATCAGTGGTGAGGGTAGGTTTTTCTCTATAGATATGCAGACTGCTAATACGGACCTCTATAGAGATGCTAATAGAGGTGGTACTACCCTGCAGAGGGTAGAGCATACCCTCATAGTAAAAATGGCCTTTAGGATTAAACCTTTTGATCCTCTGACTACAGTAGAGACCATGCTAGACCAGGAGAGAGCTATACTGGATGATATGACTCTACCTAGTAACTATGATCAGTGTAGGGTACTCTACCAGGGTAGTGATAGGAGACTCAGCAGGAGTAAAGAGTTTTTCTACACAGATGTTACCTTTACAGTACAGCAGAGCTGGGTGCCATAGTGCCACTCTATGTAAAAAACCTAGATGAGATGGCAGCTAAACTGGAGCATCTGGCTGATGGTGAGCTAGATAAGATCATAGACTGGACCTTTAACAGCCTCTCTCACTCAGTACTCAAAAAGATTAGAGCAGTGTGGCCTATAGATACTAAACAGAGCTATAATAAATGGCAGTTTAAAAAGGTTAAAGAGTTAAACTATATCATAGAAAATCCTGCTACTAACCCCTATGACGGTGATCACTATGTACCTTATGTTTATGCTAAAGGTGATAGAAGTAAAAAACCTATAGTCCATAAGATAGTGCAGACTGCAATAGAGGAGACTATAGAAAAAGAGGCAGAGGATAATTTTACTGATAGGCTACAGAGGTATTTATCATGACACTAAAAGAGGCTAAAAAGATACTGGATGCTATAGGCTGGATGCTAGGCAGGGGTACCAGGAGACTACCAGCAGAGGAGAGAGCTGAGGTAAAATCTGCTCTTAATGTTTACGCCAGTGCAGGAGAGAGTTACACTGGTGGCAAGGTTAAAGCTAAATCTAACTCACCTAAAGCAGAGGTATAACTTATGGCTATCAGTACTATCGTTAAAACTAAAAGAGATGGCTCACTAACCTTTACTGATAAGGATGCTGGTAGCTCCTTTACTGTAGCCTATGAGGCAGGGGATCTCAGTATCTCCATACCTGGTGCAGGTGCTAATAACTATCTGGATCGTGGTCAGATTACAGCCACACCCTCAGTCAGGTATAGCGACGATCAGCCTATTACAGGATCCTTTACTGCTTACCTGAGAGATATGAGTGATGGTAGCTATGAGACTCTCATGGAGATTATGTGCCAAACTGGCCATATCGGTACCACCTGGGTGAGTACTCTAGGTACTACTGCAGAGGTGTTTACTGTAAAGCTCACCTGGACTGTAGAGGGTACTGATCATGGTGATGCTTCTGATCATGTATGTGCTATGGACCACTGCTATGTAACTGGCTCTGTGAGTGAGGGTGATCCTGATACGCTCACTATTAACTTTACTAGTTACTCAGTGTATCCTACACTGACCTAAACCCGATCTAACCCCTGAGGATCTACATGATAAAAAGAACCGCTACCAGAGTAGTACCTAATAAACCACACTATACCTCACTCACCATAGAGGGTATAGGAGAGGTGCGCTGGCGCTTACCCTCTCCTGCATATGCTCTCCTGCTAGTGCAGCTCATGAATAGAGATAACCTGATAGATAAATCTACAGCTATCCAGAGTGGTGATGCAGATGCTGCTGCAGATATGAGTACTAAAATGATGGATCTATACTCTATTCAGGGTGCTGTTATTGGCCTCTGCTGGTTTCATAAAGAGTATGATTTAGAGACTGCTAAAGGTAGGCTGAGTACTCCTGAGGCTCTGTTAGATTATGGTGAGCAGGTATATGAGGAGATGTATGAGGCTGAGTGGACTGCAGGCCAGGTGGTAGAGGCATGGTCTCTACTGCTACCACTGATGGTAGATACTCTGGTAGACCAGGGTAAAGGAGCAGAGCAGGTAAATTTTACACCAGCTCAGCAGGAGCATCCAGCCTCATAGCTCTGGATATAGGCATAAACTATCTAGGTGATCCCTGGGCCTGGTACGGTTTACCTGCTGAGGATAAAGCAGATCTCTATGCCTACTGGCAGATACAGCATAGCAGCTCATCAGCTAGGTGGCTACAGTCTACCCCTGCAGGCCTCAGAGATCTTTTAGATATACTATCTACCTCAGTAGGTAAACCACCTGCAGGCCTTTTTAAAAATAGTGGTAGGCAGAGCCTCTCTCAGAGTGTTAGAAAAGGTATACTAAAAAAGAGTGGATCTACTCAGAGTGGTTTAGACTTCTGGAGTGATTAAAAAAGGGGTACCTTATGGCTGGTAACACTACTGAATGGGAGTTTACAGGGGACTCTAAGATCCTCAAAAAGGCTATTGAGGATGCTATCACAGTATTTAAAGGCCTGGATAATCAGAGTAAAGGTACCACTGAGGCCATTAAAAAACTAGAGACTCAGCTAGATGGCTTGACTGCTAGCAGTAAAGGAGCTGGTAAAGGAGCAGATGGGCTAGGTGATAAATTAAAAGGTCTAGGTAACACCAGTAAAACCAGCACTATAAACATAGCAGCTCTGAGAGAGCAGGTAGGTGAGGTAGGCGATACTGCAGGTGATGTAGACTCGATCCTAATGGGTATGACTGGAGTACTAGAGAAAATAGATCCTAGACTTGCACAGGTAGCCACTACTGCAGGAGAGATGGCGGCTGGCATAGAGTCTGTATCTAGAGTGATCGCCACTGCTAACCCTGTCATGCTGGCTATTATGGGAGTAGCTCTGGCAGTATCTGTAGCCTATACAGCTTATTCAGAGACTGCTGATAAAGCAGCTAAAGAGGCAGAGGATCTAGCTACTGCTAACGAAAAGGTAGAACAGAGTTTTAAAGATATAGAGTCTCAAACAAGTGATCTGGCAACTAGACTACAGGTAGGCAGAGGTGAGATCACTCAATGGGATGCTGACCTAAATAAAGTGCATGAAAACATAAAGGCTAAATATGCACCAGATGTAAAGGAATTATCTGATCTCTATATGCTGCAAAATATGAAGCTGATAGAGCTTAAAGATAACATTAAATCAGTAGGAGTAAAGGCCTATAATAAGCAAGCTAAATTAGTACGCAATTTAAAAAAGGATATGGATAGTCTAGATCGTACAATAGATAATCTAATATCAGGTGAGCAGGAGCTAATAGACATACATTATATGGTAGCAGAAGCTACTAAAGCAGCTACTAAAGCAGCTAAAGATAAAACAGAGCAGGAGGCAGCCTGGCTTGAGGCCAGTAATAAAAGAAAAGAGGCAGAGAAAAGTTTAATTGAGCAGGCAGATGCAGCCAGGGTAGCTACTCTCTCTACTCATGAGCAGATTAGAGATGCTTACTTTAAACAGATTGATGCTATTGATGCGACTCTAAAGAAAACGAAACAGACTCCAGAGCAGGAGGCTATAGCCAGTGCAGCCATAGTAGATCTGCGCACTAAATATAATGCTGACATAGCTAAACTAGATGCAGATCTAGCAGCTAAACAAAAAGCTATAGCAGATAAGGCTACCAGAGAAAAAGAAAAAGCAGATAAAGCAGATGAGAGAGCACTAGAAAAACTAAAAGCTCAGGGTTTCGCTTTTGATGATCTGCATGATAAAGGTGGTAGATGGATAGATAAAATCACTGACCTCAGAGCAGAGCTGGCAGAGCTGGCAGAGCAGCAGTTAGAGGGTGCAGATGTAGCTGAGCATTATGCAGAGGTATCAGAAAAACTAGGTGATACTTTTGAGGAGCTAGGTGAGGTAGCCTCTAAAAGCTCTAGCTTCATGGCTGATATGTTTGGTGATGCTATCACCCTCATGATGATGCAGAGTGAAAACCTGACCGATAAACAAAAAGAGCAGATCATGATGCTCTATAGAGCACAGCAGGCGGCAGCCATTACCACCATAGGTATAGATACTATGGTAGCTGCCACTAAAGCACTGGCTGAATTAGGACCGATAGCAGGACCGATAGCAGCAGGGGCTATGGTAGCGTCTGGACTTATTAACGCTGGCATAGTAGCTGCTACACCTCCTCCAGAGTTTCATATAGGTGGTATCATACCTAGTAGCAGCACTCTGGTAAACGCTCTACCAGGTGAGAGTATCCTAAATAGAGAGACCACAGCTCAGCTAGGTGCAGGTGGTGTAGCAGCTCTAAACAGTGGAGGTGCTGGAGGTGCTATGGTCATAGAGCAGGTTTATGGTCATAGGGTGTTTAACCGTTTTATAGTAGACAACCTGGCCTCTGGTGGTCCACTCAAAAAACAGATAGTAGGTAATACCAGAGTAGGTCACAGAGTGAGGTCCACAGCATGAGTGAGTATAGTAAAACATATCTGAGAGGCCTGCTCATACCTGATACCACCATCACAGGATACCTCTCTACAGAGAGCACCTCTACTCAGGCCTCACCTAGAGCTGGTGTGCCTACACCTCAGGTAGATACTGAGGCAGTGCTACAGGCTACAGGTAACCAGACTGATGATGCTGATGGTCAGCAGATAGAGGTGCTGACTCATAGAGGTGGATATGCTGGGCCTGACAAAGCAGGTTTTGTATGGAGGCACACTGCCTCACCTGCTGAGAGTTATCGTGGTTGGGATGTGCCTCAGTGCCTCAGCTCATGGAAAAACATCAGCTATAATAATACAAGCACAGGCAATTTAGGACTGCACCTGGTGAACATCACTAAAGAGGATGGCACTGATTATATGCTGGCAGTTAATACCACTATATCAGGTGATAACTCTAAAATAAATTATCGAAAATACACAGAGGCTGCAGGGTGGTCTGGTACCACTCAGATATTTAGCCAGACTAAATATGCTAATGATGATGGTACTCAGCTCTATAACTACTCATGCCTGGTAGTTTTACCCTCAGGCAGGGTGCAGGTTTTCTCTCTCTACTATGATAGTAATGAGGATACCGTAACTGTGAGAATGTACTACACTGATGATGAGGGTAGTAACTGGACTCTAGGTAGCTCAGCCTGCATAGATGGTGTAGATGTGAGTGCTGATAATGATGGTATACCAGTGAGGCTCAGAGTGGCCTATAAAGACGGTCAGCACCTGATGCTACTGCACCTCTCTGCAGGTGGTAAAACTTACCCTGATATCATTAGGCAGTATGCCTCTGATGATATGGGTGCTACCTTTACCGGTGTTAGGGTGTGGACTGGTGCTACAGTATCTGAGGCTGGAGGCTGGCCTGATATCACAGTAGCAGATGGTAAGTTTGTAGTAGCCTGGATATCTAAAAATGGGGCTAAATCAGCAGTGCAGCTCATCGGTACAGCTTATGATCAGGTGGATCCATCTACTGCAGAGATGAGTGCCTGCGTAGATGTGATAGCTAATAACGGATCTGCAGCTATGGCTGAGGGTGAGTTAGCTCTAGCCTCTGATGAGGATGGCATACTCTACCTCTATGTGATGTACACACCTGCCTCAACTCCTCAGGGTGGAGTTATCAGATCTCTAGATGGTGGTAATAGTTGGGAGTCTCCAGGGTACTACCAGCAGTTTGCAGGAGGCTCATCATGGTGGGCACCCTCTGCAGGGTATACCCTCACAGCTACTGATATCAGGATCTGCAACTATGCCACAGTTTGTAGGAGAGGCCAGGTGGTGATGGTTCATAGCTATAGAGATGCAGAGTCTACCACTGCTTTAGGTGAGCATAGTTTCTGTATGATGACTATCGGAGGCTACAGCTCAGTTACTTTACCCTCTCTATTTATTTTTGATCGAGCTTCTAAAAGGGTCTCTTTTCAGTCTCATTATATAGGGTGTGCTCTACCTCCTGAGTTTTCTAGCTGGACTAAAACCACCACTGGAGGTACTGAGAGTATTGATACCTCTGAGGGTGCACTCAGAATAAATACCAAACCTACTGCATCCAATACCCTTTACTACACTGAGACTTTTGTAGAGGGTACAGGTAATCAGCAGGTAGCTTTTACTGAGGGTCTACTAGGCCAGTACACCAGCTACATGATTACCACTGGCACCAGGTTTAGAGTGCAGCCTCTAGTATGGAGCACTGCTAGTGGATATGTAGGCATCAACATAGATATAGATACCACTGGTATCCATGTAAAAACCATAGCTAATGTACTAATTGATGAGGTACTTTTTGCACCTCTAGAGAAAAAGATACAGGTGCTATGGGGTATAAAAGGTGGTGAGGCTGCAGGCACTGCAGGTGTATGGTACAGAGAGGTTACCAGTGAGGATAATATAGATAGAGAGTGGACTCTAGTATACCAGGGTGCTGTTACCACTGTAGCAGGTGGCTCATCTAGCTGGATTAAATGGGGTGATATGCTCACTGCTATCACCACTGACTGCTATGTATATGACTTCTGCTACAGCTATGGTGCTAATAACACTGCATCACCTAGAGTACCTATGGTAGGTAGGCAGCTCTCAGATGGTCAGGTAAACCCTACTGAGCTGTTTAGACGTAACTACTCCACCTCTCCAGTTTTCGTCACTAAAAATACCAGAGTGGCTATGACTGATGGACCTACTTTTGAGCAGGATCAGTGGTTAATAGATATCAGGTGGCTCTATGGTTATGATAATATGCTACCTGCTATCTCTCCATCACCTCTACAGGGGTGGAGGTCTACCACTAAAGTAGCTGATCAGTATGTAGCATGGCAGCGTAACCCTGATAGCACTGATGCTTACACTGGCTCTGACCTCTATGCAGTGCATTTAGAGGAGGTTAATTTTACAAGCTGTATAGTGGAGTATAAAACAGGTGGAGCATGGACCTCAGTAGGCTCCTTTAGCCTCAGCCAGAGTTTTAGTTTTACTAGAAAAGGTAACACCCTGAGAGCTATAGCAGGAGGCTCCACAGCATCCACCTGGATAGGTGCTGATGAGCTGGCAGGCTGCACTTTTGAGGATGGCTCACAGGTTACCTGTAAAATCTCTCATAACTCCTCTGGTTACTTTTATAATAATGAGGGTGGTAAAATGGCTACCATCTATCTGGATACTGCCACTTATACTCAGGGTGGTTTAGGTACCTCAGGTACTGGCAGTGTATGGTTTAAAAAAGGATCGTTTTTATTCGAGCTGGCAGATATGGATTTTGAGGCTATCCGTTTAAAGCTCTCTCCTGCTGGTACCACTCTACCCTATGAGGCCTACCATACTATAGGCTCTGCTATTTTTGGCAGTGTTACTGCTTTTGGTATGGACTACAGCAGAGCCAGGATCCTTACTAAAGAGTCACCTACAGAGCTGGTAACCTATCGTAATGGAGCCAGGCACAGTTACACACCTGGTGCAGCTAGGCAGCTCGTTAGGTTTAGTTGGGCAGAGGGTGTGGATACCACTCAGGCCAGGCAGCTCTATGCTGCTGGAGGTAGTCCAGAGCCTACCACAGTAAACTATATACAGGGTGGCAGCACTCCTACTGCTAACAGGTATGATGCACCTCTACTCATGTACTCTCTGGTAGATAAACTAAATGGAGCTGGTACCTGCCTGGTCTATCTGCCATACATTAAAACAGTAGGTGCAGTAGGTGCTACAGTCAACATCATAAATAACGCCAGAGGTGCGATCTATGGTAGGCTCAGCTCACCAGTATCTATAGAGGCAGATGTAGGATCAGAGGAGGTAGATACTGTTTACAGGGTAAACACTATCACCATAGAGCAGGAGCTATAGAGTGTTTAAAAAACCACTCTCATATACTGAGCTGCTCAGAGATGCAGTAGAGATAGAGTTTTTACTAGAGGTCTCCTTTGCAGGCAGGGTTTACAGGTGGTCTACCAGAGGTAGTGCAGTACCTCTGGATGATGGCACAGAGATCCTTTTTGCAGGTGGTTTAGAGGTAGACTACTCAGATCCTCTAGATCTGTTTAATGAGTCACCCTCATTTACCTCAGTACCTTTTAGTTTAATTTTCTCAGATGATATAGCTGAGCTAATCAGTCAAGGTCATGACCTCTATAACGCTCCAGGCACCCTCTCATTATGGGTACCTGGTCGAACATATGAGCAGAGGATCGTACTCATAAAGGGTACCTGCACAGATCCTGAGTATGGTGCTGCTGGTGAGCCAGTCTCATTTTCTCTCCAGTCTAATAGCTCAGAGGATACAGCTCTATGGCCTCCTGCTACTATGAGGATCTACTCTAGTACCTATAGTGATGCAGATCCTAATTATGATGAGCTTTACTATCCTATCATTATAGGTCAACCAGGTATATCAGGTGCTGCTGCTGGTGATCAGGTGCCAGGGTCTCCAGCATATGCCGTCTATGCACCTGCTCTCACTAACCCTACTATACTGGTAGCCGGTCACCCCTGCTCAGCTACCTCAGTAACTCTCATAAATAAAACCCAGGAGGAGGATACTGGCCTGAGCAGGAGAGCTACCCTCTCAGTAGCTACTACCACAGATGGTCTAGGCCAGGAGGTAACCACTGGCACCTATGATAATGTATCTATGGGTGATACCTATGTAATAGGTGATGAGCTGGTAGTTATCTGGAATAATGGTGGTGGTATTTTAAATGAGAGAGAGACTGCAGATCTCAGGGGTGCAGGTGAGGTCATAGTATTTATGCTGAGAAAAAGCACCCTGAGTTTTGATGTAGGTAGGTGGAGATCTGTAGAGAGCTATTTAAACCAGAGGTTTAAAATAGATTGCTACATAGATGAGCCAGTAGTACCAGCAGAGTGGCTCACTCAAAATATCTACCCACTACTAAATATGAGCCTGGTAAACTCCACTGAGGGCCTGGCTCCAGTTATCTGGAGGAGAGAGGCCACTCACTCAGATGCAGTAGGCCAGCTCACTGCAGGATCTGACTGCAGTAGATCAGGACCAGTGCTCTATGAGTATCAGCAGCTCATAAATGAGGTGAGGTTTACCTATGCTCTAGATGCTACAGATAATGAGTTTTATAGAGCTGAGTTTTTAGTAGGTGAGATAGATTTAGTAGAGGATCCTGTAGCACTGGCCAGACCTACCATTCACAGTGAGTACAGCAGAGCCAGTTTTATTAGGTATGGCAGCCATGCTACTGAGATGAGCAGTGATGTGGTTTATGAGCCTGCTACAGTTTATGAGATCCTAAACTGGATGAGCAGAGCATATGCTCTACCCTACAGAGTAGTTACCTATGATGTAGCTACCAGGTGGAGTTTTTTAAATAGAGGTGATGTGGTTACCATTACTGATGCAGAGATCCACCTCACTGATAAACTGGCTCTGGTGAGAGATATTGCATGGAGCCTAAACAGGGTCTCAGTTACTCTGGTACTGGTAGAAGATCCCCCCCTAACTAGCAGAGTGTAATAATGGAGGATATTAGTAGGAGAGTAGATAGGCTAGAGACTCATGTAAATACTGTGCAGGGTGAGGTAAATAACATGGCTATAGAGCTGGCTAAATTAAATCTATCAGTATCACACCTAGAGACCTCTAGCAGTGAGAGATTTAAAGCACAGAAGATCTACCATGATGAGCTAAAAACCCTACTAGAGCAGCAGAGATGTGAGCTGCTCAGGAGAGATGAGGAGAGTAAAAGCTATAGACTAGCCAGAGAGCAGAGAGAGAGCACCATAGAAGTGAATAAACAAAAGTGGATACAGTCTATATTTTCACCTCAGACCATCATTATTATCCTGGCTATTATTGCAGGTATGTTAGGTATAAGGATATCAGATATTGGAATACCCTAAAAAGTGAGGTTAGAGATGTGGTCAGATATTAAAAGCAGACTGGTTAGTAGTAAATTTTGGATGGCTCTGGCAGGTGCAATAGTACCTCTATGGCTCGGATCTCCTGACTCAGTAGAGGCACTCATAGCCAGCACTACTGTAGTGGTGAGCTACATACTGGGTAAATCCTATCAGGATAGTAAAGACTCAGCTAAAATCTCTGCTAAGTAGAGAGCTTTTTACCACCCCTGCCTAACCGTTTTACCTGGTATAGGCCTAAACCTATAGCATCAAAAACATTATGGCAGGCTGATGCAGGAGGCCAGAAAACAGAGTCTAACTCTACCTGGCTCAGCTCACTAGAGATCCTATGGTGATGGACCTTTTTAGGGACTTGTGCTTTCCAGGTAGCTGGTTTTACCTTTTTAGTTTCCCAGCTCATATCTGAGGCATACTCTGCCATGAGGTGTACCACTGCATCCAGGTTAGCTAGGTCACTATGATAGAGGGTTTTAGTAGGGTACTTTTCTGGCTGTTCTATCACCAGAGTAACCTGAGCATAAGGCCACATATTTTTAGCGCTCTCAGGCCAGTGGTCAGATGGCATAAAACCAGCCTCCTCCAGCCTCCAGGTATCACCCTCCTCCTCTATGAAAACAGACCATCCAGAAAAATTAACTCCAGGGTCTATAGCTATGACTCTATTTTTGCCACTCATTAGTTATCTGTGCCTCTGCTTTTATTGGTAAATCTGGTATAAAATGCTGCATACCTTTTATCATCAGCCTGCTCAGCTCAGCACCTGCCTCCTCAGCATCTGCCTCTGGTGACTCTAACATGATCTCATCATGTAAAAACAGGCATACTCTGGAGTTTTTCAAAATGCCAGAGCCTATCATAGTCTCTCTGCAGACTAACCATAGAGCCAGTTTAGCACCATCAGCAGTGAGACCCTGAAAAGGGGTATTTAAAACCTGACACCAGGTGAGGCCTGCTCTCTGCCTGCCTGAGATAGGATGTACTATAGTAGCATCTCCATATTTAGTCAGCTCTGCAGCCCTCTTATAATAGAGATCCATCTCAGGCCAACTACGCAGATACTGTGCTCTGAGCTTATCTGCCTCACTCTCAGTGATGACTACACCACTACCCTTTAGATACTTGACTAAAGCAGCAGATCCTAACCCACCTGGCAGACCATAGAGCACCCCTTTAGCAGTCTGCCTAGCTTTAGTGGTGGCAGGGTCACCATCTCTATAGGCCTGATAAACCTCCTCATAGGGTCTACCCTGCATATCAGCTACAAATTTACAGTGTAGATCTTTACCCTGTTTAATGACATCAGCCATTTTACTGGAGCCAAAAAGCCATAGGTTGATCTGGCTGAGAGCCAGTAGCTCGATCTGAGAGTAATCAGCACTCACATATTTATACCCTGGTCTAGGCCTGAAGCACTGCCTAAAACCTGGCTGGCGTGGTGGGTTCTGCATGTTCGGTTTTCTGCAGGAGGTGCGGCCAGTGCCTACCAGAGGCTGGTACCTGGGATGCACTGAGGCCTGCTGCAGGATCGGTACATAGGTGCTCAGTAGTTTAGCTGCAGAGAGGCTCTCTGCATACTCTATTAGATCTGTATCACCACTATCCTCTAAAACCTCTCTGGCTGTGGATACAGCACCTGAGGCAGTAGTAGGTGGTTTACCATTATAGGCTATACTCACCAGCTCCTTTAGTGCTGCCATATTTTTAGTACCGTTAGGCCTCATAAAACCTAGCTGAGTGGCTTTTAAAATACCTGCTCTAGCCTCCTCAGAGACCCTCTGAGTAAACTCTACCACTCTGAGAGGGTCTACAGTCATACCCCATACTGCAGCCAGATGTAGAGCCACTGCAGCTCTAACCTGAGCCTGCTCATCTAGTAGAGGTATTACAGGCTGACCAGCACTGGTTATGGTTTTATCTGCAGCCTGATGCTGATAGACTCTCATAGTCCAGATAGCATCCTCAGTAGCATACTCTTTAAAATGAGCAGGCCACTCAGCCAGAGGCACTCCATCTAATGAGCTGAAGTTTAGTCTAGTGGTATCCTTACCACCTATGCTCACTCCATACCTCCTCTCTACCATAGCAGCTAGGCTCACTTTACCACTCTGACCAGTAGCATTATTTATGAGTCTCTCTCTAATCATGGTGTCATAGATCCTACCCTCCTCCAGTGCAGTAAAGATAGGATTTACCAGACTATCTGCCTCTACCATCAGCACTGCTAGATCATAAGCTGCATTTTGTAGCACCAGTGAGTTACCCTCATGGAGAGTGCTGGCTACCCATTTAACGGTATCAGCACTATCCATGAGAGCTGCCTCACCACTCTCATTACATACCTGACCACAGACTAGCCGTGGTGTGAGCCTGGAGCTAATAAGATAGGTCTCAGTATCTAGAGAGTAGAGAGCCATTTAAAACGGTATCTCATCTGATGGTGCAGCTACGGTACCATCCATCAGGTAGGTGATTACCGTAAACTCTCTATCAGGATCTATACCTGCTATTTTATCACCACCTACAGCTATGGTATTAGCTCTAAACTTTATGAGAGAGCCTCTCACAGCAGTACCATCCTCCTCTACAGCTCTCTCAGCAAGCTCTATCCACTGATCCTCATCTAGCTGCTCAGCCTCCTCAGGTGAGATCTCCATCATGGCACAGAGCAGGGTTTTGAGTTTATCAAAAAAGCTATACCATTTAAACATTAAAAATTGGCTGACTATCTCACCTGCTTTATTACTCTGTTTAGAGATTTTAAAAATAGGAGTGATGTAGTCTGCAGACTCTACCACCTCTACTATAGCTATCTCTAATATGATGCTCATCTCACCCCTGCTTTTAGGGTTCTCAGATTTATGCTTTTTCATTTTCATAATTTTACCTATGTAGGTTCCATCATTAGTAAAAGCTGTAGTCCGTTTAGGAGCTGGTGCAGCTCCGATACCTTTAAAATCACTCATTGTATCTCTCTCTTTTATGGTTCATGGTTAAAAGTCTGGCAGCATTTAACCTCTGCCTGACTCCAGTTGACTCCTCTATATATCTGGCATCCTCCTGAGCCTTTTTAAAGGCTGCAGATAGAGGCCAGGTATGGTCGAGAAAATGAAAAGCTACCAGATCTCTGAGCTGGCCTGGTCTATGTAGACGGCCTATGAGCTGCTCACAGAGGCTACCACCTGGCACCTCCATGATCAGAGCTGTAGCATAATGCTGGAGGTTTTTACCAGTGCCATGAGCTAGTATACTAGCTGCACAGCTCTCACCTAGAGGAGCAGGAGAGCCAGCACCATAGACGCTAATACCCCTGACCTCTAGTGCAGTCTCTATAGCCAGAGATTTATACCATAGTATAGCTGGCTCACTCTGGCTCAGTAGCCAGTTTACTGCATAGTCTATGATCTCATCTGAGATCCAGACTGCCTCTTTAGGTGGCTCAGGCCTATGTTTTACCTGACTCCAGCCAGACCAGGCAGATCTGAGAGAGGCTGAGCCTCCTCCAGTCTCTATCCACTCCTGCACTAAAAAAGGAGAGTCTACACCTGGCCTACTTCTATAGGTGAGCTGCTCTCTAACTGCTTTATTCCAGATAGATCGAGCCTCTAGCCACTCATAATCTACCTGACCATCAGGCCAGAGCCACCTATAGTAAAACCCTATGCTGAGGTTTTTAGCTACTGCAGACTTTTGTGAGGCCTCACTCAGCTCCTCTCCATCAGGTCTGCACCAGCTCTCCTCCAGTGTTTTTAGAGCTGCTGCTATCTCCAGTGGTAGAGTTATCTGGTTATGTCGTATCAGATGTAGACTGGCATCACAGCTAAACTGCTGAGTATAAATTACCCCTGGTGTAGTTACCAGTCTAGTCTGGTAGGCAGCTCTCACAGTAGATCTCCTTTTCTCGTTACTCATCACCTCAGGCTGGTTAAAAAAGTCTGAGCAGTACCACTCTACTAGAGGCCAGACTAAACGCCAGTCAGCTAAAGTAGGCTCACCTTTAGGATCTATAGTAGCTGCCCACCTCATCAGCTCATACTGAGAGAGTGGCACTGGTGCGTTTTCTCTGAGGCTCAACTCTAGCAGATGTGCATAGTCCAGCAGGCTGGAGCTAGTAACGGTACCTGATACCCCTATAAAACCTGCTGTAGGCCTATCTATAAAGTACCGTCTAAACCGTTTAGTACGGGTGCTATTAGGTTTTCTGAGGTAGTGGCACTCATCTGCTATGATGAGATCTGGCTCATAGTCATCTAAAATAGAGGAGCCACTAGCTACACTGAGTTTACCATAGGAGACCAGCAGTGGAGGTGTAAAGGTAAAATGATCCTTCCACCACTCCAGGTCTGCTCTCATCTGGTTTATCAGTGCTGGAGGTGCCAGCAGTAGAGGCCTCTGAGCACCTGCAGCAGTGCCTGCCAGCAGGCAGATACCTGTTTTACCTGCTCCTACTCCTATCAGGCCTAGCATACATTTTCTATCAGCTATGGTCTGGAGAGCTATACCCTGCACTGGTCTCAGCCAGGCTCCACCTTTACCTAGTTTTTTAGTCCAGTACTCTGCTGCATGTATGGCTGCAGCACTGGTAGTACTCACACCAGTAGAGGGTATAGCTAAAATCCGATCCATGCAGGTAGGGGTTACCTCTCTCCTGCTATCTAGCTTATCAAAAAGCAAGTCTATTTTTGAGGTTTTCATCAGGGGTTTTCTCGTTTGCGTTTATTGTTTTATTTGGTTTAACAGATGTGCTCTGAGTTAGCACCTGTTTTCTCTCATTCATGAGACAACATAGGCAGTAACTACCCTCAGGGTAATACCTGCCATGACTATAACAGGTGCTCAGGAGAGGTCTGCTCATCTCTTTTTACCTCTACCTTTAGCTTTTTTAGAGGGTCTGTAGCCTGCAGATCTAGCTGCTCTGGCTACCTGTTTAGCTTTTCTTTTAGTTTTAAATGGACCTTTACTACCCCATTTAAAACCACCTTTAGCTTTAGTTACTGGCATCTAGTACCTGCTCTCTCAGCTCAGCCAGCTCATCAGCAGGAGGCATATCACCAGCATAGACTAAATCTACCTCTGCTGGTCTGGCACTCATAATACTACTGAGCCTATCTGCACCATCACAGTATACCTCCAGCACCTCAGGAGATAGCTGCTGTTTACTCTCTGGCTTGTACTGGCTCCAGACCCTATCACCTGACCAGCTCTCTATAGAGGCTGCAGGTGCTCTAATAATAAGCAGGTGACTACTCATCAGTCATACCCTACCAGGCTCTCAGAGGTACTCAGTCTGTACCCTGTTTTAAAAGTAGCTGCTGCTGCACCTGCTACATTACTGGACCTAAAGCAGCTAATGAAAAAGAAAGCACCTACTGCATCTGTAGTCATATTGGCGTTAAAGGCTGCAGTACTCACCTGGCCTATAGCCAGATTAGCACTACTAAAACCAAACCCCTGAGATGCTCTCAGGCCTACTATGGTGGTAGTAGCTGAGGATGCTCTACCATGTATCATACCGTTTACACCTACATAATTAGCATTAACAGTGGTGTAGGCTGCACCCTCAGTGGTACCGTTATACCTGCCAGCACCAGTAGTAGGACCAGCAGCACCATCATAGTGGATCCGAGCATCTACAAAAGTAGTGGTGCTGGTATTTATCGTACCGTTACTGCATATGCCTACTGCTATAACTAGATCAGTCTCATTAGCTGGAGCTGAGGTCACCTCTACATTAAACTGAGCATTTAGGATCTGCTGAGCAGTCACCTGTACGCCATACTCATTTAGTAGTGGAAAGGTCCATATAGCACCCTGCCTGGAGTCAGTCTGACCAGTGACACCACCTAAAATACTTACCGTCCATGCACCTGTAGCAGAGGCATAGCTCACTGAGTCTAGAATACTATTAGTATCCAGACTGGCTGTGGCCTCTGTTGG